GGGAGGCATTGGTGTTTGAGCCCATGGGGTATATTCGACTCAATGAATATGTAAACGAACTGTCAAGAAAATGCGATGCGAGATGGTTTATGTTCTGGAACGACGATGCCATGATGGAAACCACTAACTGGGACGAAGAGATTCTCAAATACAACGATCAGTTTAAAATTCTAGCGGTGCATACTCACAATGAACATCCTTATTCAATATTTCCCATAGTACCAAGAGACTGGCTGGATCTGTTCAACTATCTATCCCCACATCAGATGAGCGATGCATGGATTAGTCAGGTGGCATATATGTTGGATATACTTGAACGTATCCCAGTTTGGGTGACTCATGATAGATTTGATCTTACTGGCAACAACCATGACGAAACATTTAAGAATCGTCCACAGCTAGAAGGCAATCCCAAGAACCCCAACGACTTTCACAGCGATCACTGGCACACACGCAGAATTGCCGACACTGAAAAAATTGCTAGTCATTTAAAAATTCTAGGAGCAGACATATTCTGGTGGGAGAATATCAAAGCCAACAAGCAAAACCCCTGGGAAAAACTCGAAGCCAACGACATCAACAAGCAAATGTCATCAACTAGAAGCAACAACGGTATAACATCAGGATTGGTCAATGTCCCAACCACTTAAAGAAAAAATACAAGACTACTGGAATCAGCAGCCTTGTAATATTCGGCACAGTCAACAACCCATGGGCAGTGAGGCATACTTTGAAGAAGTCACTGCACGGCGTTATCGTGTAGAGCCACACATACTTGATTTTGCACAGTTTCACCGCTGGCAAGGTAAAAAAGTATTGGAAATTGGATGCGGTATTGGCACTGATGCTGAACAATTTGTACGCCACGGTGCCGAATATACAGGCATTGATATATCAGATACCAGTTTGCAGATCTGTCGCGATCGGTTTAAAACACTAGATCTTCATGGTCAGTTTTTTAATGTTAATCTACTAGATATTGATCACATGGATCTTGGCAAGTTCGATCTTGTGTACAGTTATGGTGTCATACATCATTCACCCAATATTGCACAACATATTCAAGAGATTCACAGTTTAGTGGCACCCGGGGGCGAATTCCGTTTTATGGTATATGCTAAAAACTCCTGGAAGTATGCAATGATTCAAAAGGGGCTGGATCAGTTTGAAGCACAGGCTGAATGTCCATACGCCGAAGCATTCGCTAGAGATGAAATTTATCAGATGCTTGATGGTCAGTTTGAAATAGAACGTATCAGGCAGGATCACTGTTTTATGTATAACATACCAGCATACCGCGAAGGTCGCTATGAATTGGAACCTTGGTTCGCTGCCATGAGTGATACCATGCGTGATGCAGTAAAAGAATATCTGGGTTGGCATTTATTAATCAAAGCAAGGAAACTATGAAACAGGTATACTACACCTGGCGTGATGTAGAAAACTTCACACAGGAGATTATCAGACAGATTCACAACGACAGCTGGCGACCTGACTATGTTGTTGGCATCACTCGTGGTGGACTTGTTCCGGCCAATCTCATCAGTCAATATCTGGGAGTGCGTATGGAAACACTCAAGGTGAGTTTGAGAGATGGTAGTGAATCAGAAAGCAATTTATGGATGGCCGAAGATGCGTTTGGCTACGTGCCCGACGATAGTCGTGGAGAGTCAGGTACACAAACTGATCCGGCTTATCGTAAAAACATTTTGATTGTGGATGACATCAATGACACCGGTGCCACACTGAATTGGATCCGGAAAGATTGGCCTAGTAGTTGTTTGCCCAATCACGCTGCATGGGATGCCGTATGGGGGCAAAATGTACGTGTGGCCACACTGATTGACAATGAATCTAGTCAGAACAATCTTGATATCAACTACACTGCATGCACTATCAACAAAGCATTCGAACCGCAATGGATTGTATTTCCCTGGGAGGAGTGGTGGTTAAAAAGACTTTGACTAATTTTATGTGTTATGCTATTGTGCTTACACAAAACTTTCAAGGAATATCATGCAACTTAAAATAGCTGAAATATTTTATAGTCTACAAGGTGAAGGACGTTGGGCCGGTGTGCCCAGTGTTTTCATGCGCACATTTGGCTGTAACTTTCAATGCCGTGGATTTGGATTGCCACGTGGCGAGAAGACCACTGAGCCCGAAGAGATTGCTGCTGACATAAACCTGTACAAAACCTACAAAGACTTGCCACTAGCACGAACCGGCTGTGACAGCTATGCATCATGGCATCCGGCATTTAAACATCTGTCACCATTTATGACCTTGGATGAGATTGCTGATCGTATGCATGGCATGATTCCCAAAAACAAGTGGAGTCCAGACATCATCAGTGACGATGTACATTTGGTTATCACTGGCGGTGAACCATTGCTGGGCTACCAGATTGAATATCCTGAACTTATTGAAAAATGTCGCCAGCAAGGCCTGCGCAACATTACATTTGAAACCAATGGCACTCAGTTTTTACATGAAGACGTTAGAGAATACTTGTTTGAAGAATTTACTAGGCATGGTAGAGATTATGATCGCCTGACTTTCAGTGTCAGTGCCAAACTACCATGCTCAGGTGAGCGGTGGGAAGATGCTATACGTCCCGAAATTGTCAAAAGTTATGAGATGGTGGGCATGACCTATCTCAAGTTTGTTGTATCCAACGATGATGATTTGAAAGATGTCAACGAAGCAGTGTATCAATTCCGCAGAGCTGGCTTTGGTGGTCCTGTTTACTTGATGCCCACAGGTGGCGTTGCTGACTTATACAACTTCAATGTGCCACAAGTGGCTGAACTGGCTATGAAACATGGCTATAGATACAGTCCTAGATTGCAAGTAGACATCTGGCGCAACGCCTGGGGAACTTGAATGACTGAAACAAAACAGCGCACAGTAGTCAGGATGCTGACCTATCGCTTGACTGCATGGGCATTTACAATCTTCTGGACATATCTGTTTACTGGTGATATCAGCAGTGCCACTGGATTTGCCACAGCATTACACATTTTATTAAGTATTGATTATTACATTCATGAAAGAATATGGCTCAAGATACGTTGGGGACGACTCGATCATACTGAACAATGAGTCACCTAGTCGGGAAGAATATTTGTTTTATACAGATCAATATCAGAACTCTAAGTTGTGGTTTTTACAAAGCGCCAAAATAGAATATCAAAGAAGCGTTTGGCCGCGGCGATGTTGTATTAGTGGACAAATGTTATGGGGCAAAATTGCAGTACGAGCACGAAGATCAACCTATGGGCCGTCAGGTGCAGTAGAAATTGAAGACCGTTGGTATGCTCGTGGCGAGTTCTTGTTGTTAAAATTAAAAGGATAATATGGGCTTGTTCGACAAATTTTTTAAACCAAAAAAACCAGCAGCCAAGACCCCGGCTGAGCCACGCACTAGGGCGTCAGCACCGGCACCAAAAACAGCCAAAGAGCTGGCCACCGAAAAAGGTGAACCTTATGTTGCTATCATCAGCATGGACATAGATCCTGCTAACTTACATCAAGGCAGTTTTGAATTAGATTGGAATGACAAATTTATTACCAATCTTACTCGTGCCGGATATCAAATGAAGTCCGATGAAGAGGAAAATGTCATTGTGGATCGTTGGTTCCAAAATGTATGCAGGCATGTGGTGCTGGAAACCTGGGAGCAGGAAGAAGCCATGAATCCTCAGAGATTTACCAAATCTGTTAACTTGGGTGGCGGATTCACTGAGGTCAGTTGAACAGTTTAATCCCAGTGTTGAGCAAAAACAATGATAATTTATGTCAACGGAGATAGCCATGCCGCAGCAGCCGAAGCTGCTGTACCTTATGGATGGGCCGAGGACGACCCATTTTACTATGGGTTAGGTAAGCGTCCTCATCCTGCTAACGAACGTGTGAGCTACGGGTGTGAGCTAGCCAACCATTTCAACGCCATCTTAGACTGCGATGCACAGTCAGGTGCCAGCAATACAAGAATTATGCGCACTACTCGTCGTTGGATGGATGAAACTGCAACCAACGACGATGTTCTAATGGTGATTCAATGGAGCACCTGGGAACGAGAAGAATGGGAAATTGATGGCGAATTCTACCAAGTTGGGCTGTCAGGTGCCGACTCGGTACCAGAGTCACATCAAGAGCAATACAAGGAATTCATAAGATCAATTAACTGGATAGAACGTCGAGCATTCTGGCATCACAAAATTTGGAAGTTGCATTGCGAGATGCTGGACCGAAACATACCTCATGTGTTTTTCAATGGCAATCAGCAGTTTGACGGGCTTCGTTATCAACAAGACTGGCACAACAACTATCTGGGGCCTTACGATTTAAATTTTACATTCAATACAATGCTGCGTGAAAATGGTTACAAAACTGTTAACAAAGACAGTTGGCATTTCGGCGCGGATGCCCATTGCTTTTGGGCTAAATTTGTGTTAAACTACGTACACACTCACAAACTGGTACCTTGATATGCGATACGTATTGATTGATTCTGCAAACATGTTTTTCCGTGCCAGGCATGTGGCATTCCGTGCTGCGTCAGCTGAAGAAAAAGTCGGCTATGCTTTGCACATTACCTTGGCAGCTATCAACAAAGTTGTTGGTAAGTTTCAAGCCGACCATGTGGTGTTTGCGTTGGAAGGTCGTAGCTGGCGCAAAGATTTTTATGAACCTTACAAAAAGAATCGTGCTGTAGCTCGTGCTGCATTGACCGAATCCGAGCAAGAAGAAGATAAGTTATTCTGGGAAACCTATGATAACTTTTGTAAATTTATTATTGAACAAACAAACTGTTCGGCAATCCGACACCCCGAAGCCGAAGCCGATGATGTCATTGCACGTTTCATTGCATTGCATCCCAATGATGAACACTTTGTGGTGAGTTCAGACACAGACTTTGTTCAACTGTTGGCCAATAATGTACAACAGTTCAATGGTATCACTGATGAACTTATTACGTTAGAAGGAATTTTTGATGCCAAGGGCAAACTGGTGATTGACAAGAAAACCAAAGCACCAAAGACTGTTCCAGATCCCACATGGCTGCTGTTTGAAAAATGCATGCGTGGCGACGCGTCGGACAATGTGTTCTCGGCCTATCCAGGAGTTAGAACCAAAGGCACCAAGAACAAAGTTGGCCTCCAAGAAGCCTATGCGGATCGTCATGCAAAAGGATATGCATGGAACAATTTGATGTTGCAGCGTTGGACTGATCACAACGGTGAAGAACATCGTGTGTTAGACGACTACAACAGAAACGTGACCTTGGTAGATCTCACCGCACAACCCGAGGAGATCAAAACCAAAGTTGACAGCGCAATATCAGAACAAGTCTCGCACAAAGACATTGGACAAGTTGGTGTACGTTTTATGAAGTTTTGTGGACGACACGATCTTGTAAAAATATCTGAGTCGGCCGAGCAGTATGGTCGCTGGCTCAATGCAACATATCCAGGAGCACTCAATGATAATACTAGCAAAACCAGTGATAGAAAACCAATTTTGGATCCTGCGTAAGGGCGACGAAAAAGTTGGCAACATCGAAGCCACAAATGATGGCTTTGAAGTAAAAATCAACGATCAGGTTCAAAAGTTTAAAACCATCCGCATGGTCAAAAGTCGTGTGGGCATTGACTTTGAATCCATCACCGCAAGTCGCGCACCCAAAGATACATCTGTGTATGGTTTTGATACTGGTTGCCGATCCTACAATGCCATGTACGAAGTCAAGCAACATTTGCCATTGTTTACCAAAACAAAGAAAAGTAAATCATGGCATGCAGCTGGGTGGTATGCAGTAAGGCAAAACAACACCTGGTGTGTGCAACAAAACCCCAAATTGATCACTTTACAAAGATACGAATATCGCGGCCCGTTTCATCGTGAAGAGGATGCCAAGTGAGTCTACACATTTCAAGATTTGTTGATAGACTCAAAAGTTTTGAGGCTCGAGGGCAGCGTGATTTTTCCATGCCCATACAAGATGCCCGAGATCTACACGCCGACATCACTAAGTTATTGATGAAGCTAGAGCAGCAAACCACTGCAGCCGCACAAGAACCCATGAAAATTGAAGTTGTTGCCCCCAAATTCTAGCGTTGATTCCAGGTATAAATAATAGCTAGATATATTGGAGACAACAATGTCGCGTCCGAAGCCACAAGTGCTGCTTGAATTAACTGACAAACAAACTTACAAAACTGAGCAGATTCTAGCCAGTGATGGAGTTTGGGCTGTGTTTTTTGATAGCCAACCCATTAATCTCAAAACTGCCAACATGCTGACGCAATTCCCTGGGCCCAAGTATAAAAAATCAAGTTTTTCAAATCCTGGACATGCAGTCAATCTTGCAAAAAAGCTCAACACACAATTCAAAACAGATAAATTTTCAGTGATGTTGTTGAAATCTGGCGATCAGATTTACCCCACATAATGAACATGCAGCGACGCGACCTTACTGCACGTTTGGTTGCATTGTTGCCTGATTCAGAAAAAATCAGTGTCAACGAAGCCATGTTGGCTTGGTGGAAAAATTTTTT